CACGCCGGCTCGTTCCAGACGGTGGCGCTACTCGCCGGCATCGAGCGCGTCACGAACACCACGCTCTCCGTGCCCGACCTCCGCGCGCTCAAGGCGGCCGGCATCTCGACGCTCGAGCGCACCAGCGACGGGTTCCAGTTCCGCTCGGTGGTCACCACCAACCTCTCGTCAGGCCGCACCGAGCTGGCGCGGCGCCGCATGGCCGACTTCCTCCAGCTGTCGGCTGCGACTCGCCTGCGGACCTACGTCAAGGGCAAGAACACCCCGGAGATCCGCGCGCTCATGGGCGCCGAGCTCACCGCGTTCTCGCTCGGGCTGATGCTCGCCTCGCGCGTCATCGACCGCTCGCCCGACGGTGGCAACGGGTTCAGCGTCGACCAGGTCAGCGTGAATACGCCGGCGCAGCGCGCGCAGGGGGAGGAGCACATCCTCTGGCGGGTCAAGCTCATCGGCCACATGCTCGCCGTCGTGCTCGACACCGATATCGCCACCGGCACCGTGATCCAGCAATAACAGGAGCAATCGCAATGAGTTCCAAGACGCGTGGCAGGTCAGCGAACATCCGGATCACCGCGGACGGAGACCTGCAACAGGGCTCGATGATCAAGGTGCGCGACTTCACCGCGACGCCGCGCTCGACCATCGACGAGGACGACTACCTTGGCGAGGACGAGACGGACCTCGACTTCCAGCACCACGGGTGGGATGTCGGGCTCTCGATCGACACGATCGACGACGCGAGCATCAACTACGTCGACGACATGATCACCCGATTCCAGAAGCACCAGCGACCGGCCGACATTACGATGACGGTGATCTACACGTTCGCCGATCCGTCGATCCCGGGCCGCACGGCGCTGTTCCACATCGGGTTCCTCAAGCAGGACGAGGAGAGCTTCGGTGGCCGCAAGGAGGTCATCAAAGGGAAGTACAGCGGCAAGTTCAAGCGGCGCGAGCTGCTGAACGCCTGACCGAGCCGGCGCGGATTCGCCGGCAAGCACAGGAGCAAGCACATGGAGCAACCACGGAACGACGCGCTCGAGATGTTCGAGCGCGAGCTGCGGCAGCGATTTCCGCTGCCCTGGCCCATCAAGCAGTACGTTCTCCCCAAGCAGGTCACCGAGTGCGCCGAGATCTTCGTGCGCGAGCTCAAAAGCCGCGACGTCATCGCCGCCGCGGAGATGGCGGACGCGCTCATGACGACGATGCAGAAGTCCAGCCAGAAGCTGTCGCGCGAGGCGGAGGAGCGCGAGTGCATCCGGATCGCGATCGTCGGGCTCGGCGCGCGGTTGGAGGATGGCAGCATCGCCTACCGGCACGTGAACAACACCGGCGCGCCGCTCGCCGAGATCAACGACTGGGGCAAGCGCGTGTGGGACGCGCTCGCCATGTACTACAACGACGTGAACGGGCTGCCGGCGGAGGAGTTCTTCGAGGGGCTGAGAGGGGCTCGGACCGTGGGCGTGTCCGCGCCTCGGACCGACGGGATCCCCGCCAACGCCTTGCCTGGGAGGCTCGCCGGCTAGTCTGGAAGGAATACACGCGCGCCTACTATCACGGGTGGCCCGGCTCGTATGAGGACTACCTGGACATGCGACTGACCGACCGATACCTGGCTAACGAGGAGCTGACCGACCTGATCGAGCGCGCGAATGAGGCGGGGAGCAGCAGACCGCAAGACGACCGACGATGAGTGGTGAGACCATCTACAACGTAGGGATCCGGTACGCGGTCGACAACCGCGGCGGCCGGACGGGCACGCAAGAGCTCAAAGGCGACGTGCGCCAGCTCGAGCGCGCGAACAAAGACGCGGCGATGTCGTTCGGGATCCTCGGCGCGGCGGCGGCGGCAGGGCTTGCCCTCGGACTCGGCGAGGCCAAGAAGCACCTGATCGACTTCAACGCGAACGTGCAGAACGCGAAGATCGGCCTCTCCGCGATGCTCCAGGGCAACCTCGGCGGCTCGTGGGAGCAGGCGACGGAGAACGCGAACAGGCTCTACCTCGAGTTCCAGAAGTTCTCCACGGAGACCCCGGTCACCACGCAGGAGATCCTGACCTTCGGCAAGGCGGTGGCGGTCGCCACGTTCCAGGCCGGCGGCAGCATCAAGGACATGACGACGATCACCGAAAAGGGGGTGATCGCCGCGAAGGCGTTCGGCTACGAGTCCGCGTACACGGCGCTTGAGATCTCCGAGATGCTCAGCGGCAACGTGTCGGTCCGCATGATGTTCGCCAAGCAGATGCTCGGCATGGCGCACGTGACCATGGAGGAGTTCCGCCAGATGGGCGCCGGGAAGCGGCTCCAGCTAGTCCGCGCCACGCTCGACAGCGAGGCGATGAAGAACGCCCAAGCCGAATTTGCCACGAGCTGGACCGGCGTCACCTCGACGCTCGAGGACAAGCTGCAGATCGGCCTCGGCGCGGTCGGGCTGCCCTTGTTTAAGGCCGCGACCGCGGAGATCCAACGATGGAACGTCTGGCTCTCCGCGAACGAGCACAAGGTCGCAAATATCGCGCACTCCATCGGCGACGGCATCGCGAAGGGGTTCGGCGTGATGAAGGACGCCGTCGGGTTCCTCGTCGAGCACCGCGAGGCGCTCATGACGATGGGGAAGATCTGGCTGGCCGTGAAGGTGGCCGGCGTGCTCGGCGGCCGTGCGACCGAGGGTGGGACCAACCTGGCATCGCGCGGCTCGTCGCTCATGGCGTGGGGTCGCGGCGCGCGCGACAGCTACGACGAAAACGGCAACTACGTGTACCAGTCGGCCGGCGCTGGGCGGCAGAACGTCGGCATGAAGGGCGCGCTGGCGAACGCGAACCTGCTCGCGCAGTCGCTCGCGCTCGGCTACGCGTTCGGCTCTATCCTCAATGAGGCGCTCGGCGCGTCGCACGCGCTGTCCACGCTGGCGCTCGACAAGACGAGCAAGCAGTTCGAGCTGCTCACCAAGGCGTCCGACACGCTCACGCAGGCGATGGAGCGCGCGGCGGATGCGGCTCCAAAGAAGGCCGCGGCCGAGAACAACCTCCAGGCGGCGATCGATCTCTACAAGCAGAGGGCGAACCTCGCCGGCGACGCCTTGCGCGGTCCGATGCGTCGCGACCGCGAGGGCAACGAATTCGCGGGCGACGTCATGATCGCGAAGATGAAGGAGCTCGAGGCGATGGGGGTCGGGGACGACGAGATCAACAAGGCCGGCGGACTGAAGGCGTACGCGCAGGCGCAGCTCGAGCGGGCGAACCAGCTCCAGGCGCAGAAAGACGCCATGGTGGCGACCGGCGCCGACGCGTGGGAGCTCGGCTTGATGACGCTCACCGACTACCAGCGGCAGACGCTCGACACGGCCAAGGCCCAGCAGGACATCCTGACCTACATCAACCGCTCGCTGACCAGCGGGATCGCGATCTCCCCGGCGGCCATCACCGCGATCCTGCGGGCCGACACCGAGGACCCCACCGGCAAGCACAAGGCGATCGCCGACAAGCCGAACGTGAGCGTGCACATCGCGCGCATCGAGGTGCAGAGCGACGACCCGGATCGCATCGCGTTCGAGCTCATCGAGCAGTTCCGCGACGCGGCCAAGAACCCCTCGAGCGCGTGGCACGCGATCCGTGAGGGATGAATGGCGGAGCACGTCTTCACCCTGCAGGAGATCGCCGACGGTGGAGACCCGTCGAGCGCGGACGACCTCGCGCGCTTCGAGTGGACCGCCGATCCGATCTCGAAGACCCCGTTCGACGGCACCAAGGGCGGCGGCGCGAAGGCGTGTCCCATCAAGCCCTGGGGTACCGGCGGCCAGCAGCGCACCGTGCGCACGAATTACCCGAACGCGGTAATCCCTGCGGTACAGGTGCTCGGGCACATCCACAAACCGCACACGTTCAGCGGGCGATGGGACGACCGCTACAACGGCGACGGCTACGCGCGGTTCGAGTGGCGGCGCTTCGTTGCGATGTGCAAGCGGGGGCGCATCGTGCGCGCGCAGTATGGGGACATCGCGTACGAAGGGATCATCACCGACTACGACTGTCCGGTGCAGCGGCTGTGGGACATCGACTACAAGTTCACGCTCGACGTCTACAACGAGCCCCAGGAGAGCGACCAGACCAGGGTCCCGACCACGCCGAACGACGCGCTGACCTCGCTGGACAAGGTCGACCTGTCGGTGCAGGCGGCGCTCGACGCGGACGCGATCGCCCCGCGGAACGTGCTCGGCGGGACGCTGGCCAACGACGTGACCAAGGTGCTCGTGGACATGACCGCGTTCCGCGAATCACTCGCGGCGAGCATCGACCAGAGCGTGCTTGCGCCCATCACCACCAACGTGGACGTGTTCTCGCGCATCGCCACGCAGTTCCGCTCGATGCGTGGAGCGGCGAGCGATCTGCTGGTCCGGCTCGCGCCCGTGCGCGCTGACCTGGACATGACGGAGCGGACCGCGGCGAACGTGCTTGACTTCGAGGACTGGTCGCGGTCGCTGCGCTACACCGCGCGCATCGTGGCCGGCTCGTCGATCGACGGCGACGCCGCGGCCACCGAGCATGCTGAGCCGGACGCCGTGCGTCTGTACCGGCCCCAGGCCGGCGAGCACCTCTACGGCATCGCCCGCAAGTTCTACGGCACCCCGCACGCGTGGGCGCTGATCCATGAACGGAACGCGCTGCATAGCTTCGTGATGACCGGGAGCGAGACGCTCATCATCCCCGAGCGAGGGAACGTCTGATGCCGGGACCGACCGCCTCCGCGCAGCGCGTGGTCGCTGCAGCCGTGGGCGATGCGCAGCGCGACGCGCACGCTCGCATCTACCGTCCGCAGGCGCGCGCGATTCTGCAGGTCATCCTCGACGGGTTCGGCGACACTGCGCGCGACTCCGAAATCCAGGTCATCCCGATCATCCCGAAGAACGTCACCATCCACGTGAACAGCTACAAGCAGGCCGACAGCTTCGAGCTCGTGTTCGACGTGCTCGACCTGCCCTTCGACCCGCAGATCATCCGCGCCGGCGCCGCGGAGATCTTCCTGTTCGAGCACGCGGGCAAGCAGCGCGTGCTCGACCGCCAGCACCCGTTCAGCTCGGCCGACCCCGGCGCCACGCGACCGCGCGACGCCGTGCAGACGCTGAGCCTGGAGCTCGGCACCGACGCCGCGCGCGACGTGTTCACCCTCGGCAACAAGCCGCGTATCGTCGGCACGTTCGATGACGTCGACCTCGAGCTCTCCGAGAACGGGAAGTGGGTCACGATCAAGGGCCAGGACTACACCGCGTTCCTCGCGCAGGTGCAGTTTCCACCGAACGCGAACGGCACTGCGCGGCGGATCCCGGTCGGCAAGCGGCTCGACACGATCGTCGAGGACCTGCTCAGCGAAGCGGACCCGGACGGCCAACTCGGCGTCGCGGTGCGCGGCCTCGACGCGGCGACGCTGCCGATCGTGCACAGCGAGGTGGCGACCAACGTCAAGCGCGGGATCCCGGTCAAGCAGGAGACCAGCTACTGGGACGTGATCTACAAGCTCGTCGAGCGCTACGGGTTCATCTGTTTCGTGGACGGCCTCGACGTGGTGATCAGCCGGCCGAAGACGATCACCAACAAGGACGTCTCGCAGATCCGCCGCATGGCCTGGGGCCGGAACCTCGAGCACCTGACGATGCGCCGCCACCTCGGCAAGGAGCAGGCGCCGACGATCGTGGTGCGCTCGTACGTGCCAGGCAAGGGCACACTGACCGCCGAGTTCCCAGCGGGCACCGTCGACCGCAGCGGCGTCTTCAAGGCGAAGGGCAAGCACGGCAAGTTCTCGTTCAAGCGCCGCATCAAGGAGACCACCAGCGTCTCGAAAAGGGGCAAGGTCAAGACGACGGTGCGCGAGCGCGACGAGTACCAGATTGTGGACGTCCACGGAATCACGGACCAGGCCACGCTCCAGCGCATCGCCGAGAACCGCTACAACCTGCTGGGCAAGGCCGAGCGCGTCCTCATCGCGAAGACGCGCGACCTGAAAGACCTGCACGGCATCAACATCCTCGACATCGCCGCGGGCGACGCGGTGACCGTCGAGTGGGATGAGTTCAATCTGGAGATGCTGTCGAGCGGCCTCGAGCCGGCGGTCAAGCAACGGCATCTCGAGGCACGCGGGTACCAGTCGAGCGTTGCCGCGACCATCGTCAAGCACTACGCGATCCTCCAGGGCCTGACCCGGCCGATGCGGTTCAAGGAGGGGACGTTCGAGTACGACGTCGACAGCGGCATCTCGATCGAGATGGAGCTCCAGGACTTCATGGTGGTCGACGGGATCCGCCCGGACAGCGGCGCGGTGGCCCCGCCGACGCTCGCCACGAAGCGACAGACGCTGCGCGGCGGCGATGGCAAGCCGGTGGGCTGGAGCCAGCAGTACGAGGACGCGCAGCGAAAGCGGTGGCAGAAATGAGTGGCTCAGGCCCTGGGGCGCACGAAGTGACCTTGCGGAAAGTGCTCGAACGGACATGGGTTGCCGTGGGAGCCGCATGCCATGCAGACGTCGCACTGGAAGTCAGCGGTCGAGGGTCCGACGGTGCTGGCATCAATGGGCACGCGAGCCTTGTTGATGATGGAGATGCAGTTCTTCAGATAGCTTGCTCGATGAGCGTCCTCCAGCGTCATGACCTCCGGGGAAAGCGCGACAATGGCGCTCAGTTCGTCCAGGATGGCGCGCTCGGTCATGGTCATCGGCTCCGGGTAGGTCTTTGGCATGACGAGTTTGTAGCACGACTACGCGTAGGGGTCAAGACGTGAAAATCACCGCCCCGTTCCGTGGCCGGCGAGCGAGCAAAAAGCTCGACCTGACCGACATGCGCAAGGCGTTCGGCGATCAGCGCATGTGGTGCGCGATCGGCCTGGTGACCGCGCCCGAGGACGGGGCCTCGCACTTCGAGGTCACGGACAGCGATGTCCTCGTCGAGGTCGTGTTGCAGCCGTCGCTCATCCAGCTCACCTGCCGGCTCTCGGCCACGCTGTGGCGCGTGCCGGACCTCGGCGAGGAGGTGATGGTCACGGTACCCGAAGGGCAGATCGAGTTCATGCCGACGATCACCGACGTGCTGAGCTCGGGCCGGGTGCCCACGGGACAGGGGCCAGCCACCGGACGCATGGTCATCACGCGCACAGAGGTCGTGGTTCACGACGGCGCGGGCGGCGCGGTGTCGCTGGCCCTTAAGAGCGACGTCTCGAACCTCGCATCCTTCGTCTCGACGCTCAGCCTGCCGGTGGTCGGCGGCGGCGGCGGCACGGCGGGGCCACCCACTGGAACGGTTCCGACAGCGACGGGCACCACGGTGCTCAAGGGGAAGTGATCGATGAGCAATTTCGTCACCGATGGCACCGCGCTCCCCTTCCCCAAAGCAGAC